TAATTGATAGCCAATTCTCCGATCTCCTGGAAACGAGGCTACAAGTCCCCACATTCTGTCTAATTTGGCAATAGTCCTAGAGATAGCTGCTTGGGAGAGGTCAAGCCAAGGCACTAGCTCTGTTTGGCTCATTTCTTTTTGATTGATATAGAGGACTAAGAGTAGCTCGATAAAGGATACTTTGTCGAATTTGTTGTCAATTTCTGTTCGCAGGTATCGACAAGCTTTGTAAAGTTTAATAGCATCTGCATTAACCATTGTCTATCCTCTCCTTTTAGATGTGCGTCCGAGAGTATCTTTTCCCAAGGGGGATTAGCTGTTTCAGGTGCATTCAGTAATTTTTGATAATATGTTTCCTCTAACGGTGTACAAAGTGAGTAGAATATCTGACACCTTTTGTCAATCTCTAAGGTGAGTGTACGTCCTCCAGTAAGGCTGACCTTACACTCCAAACAAAAAACTTCTTCTGATTCTTTTTCGATTTGTTGAGACATTAAGTAAGGTCCTTTAAAAGATTTAGAGGTTGATAGGGCTTTGGCACATACAGGATTTCTTAAACCTTCTTAGGGTGTTAGTCAAGCTTGCGGTTAGGATATAGAATAAACATAAACTTTGTCATAACCTACTTGGTAGGCATAAAAATCGGTGATGAAAAGGTCTCTAGCGTAGGCTTCCCAATCAAAATAGTTTTTGAGTATCTCCGGAACGTCCCCAAAGCTATAAACATTTTCAAAAAACTCTTCTGCATACTCCTCTTTTGATTTCCATACCCCTCGGTAGGCATCTTCAAACCCACTTTTAGTGGCATAAAAAGAACCCACCATATCAACGTAGCCTTCCCAGGCTGTGTCCCCTACTTCTTCTCTGATCTGTACTTGTTCTAACAGCTTTTCTAAATCAGGGTTTTCACCTTCTATCTCTACCCCTTCGTAGTCATGGACCGCCCATTCTTCTGCCTCTTCTCCATATTTTTTTGCATAAGGAGAATCTGCCAACATTTTTTCAATCTGTTCCATGATCTCCTTTTCTGAAGTAAACTCCAAATCAATCCACACGCCATGAAGCACGCCATTATTATAGTCTGATAAAGAAGCTACATAGATTCTGCGTTCCATTTTATACTCTCCTTTTTTATGTGGTTTCGAGTTCACTAGTGGACCTTTAATTCTTACCCTAATCGTTGTGTTAGTGATTAGGGCAAGGTAAAGGGGTTCACTACAAATCCAAAGGCATAATCACAGCGTTTCTTGTATAGTCTAAAGACGTGAGAAAGAGAGGCTCTCGTTCTTTTGTAAATGTCCAGAGCATAGCTTCCTCTCCATTGTAGACATTACAAACATACTTCAGATTGAAATAAGCTTTGAAGGGTTCTTCAAATACTACTATTTGGGTTTCTTTATTATCTACTTCGTGTGCCTCTATTTTCAGAGCCTTGTATTTGATCTGATATGACCCAGAAGTAGTGGTATTATATCTTTCCAGCAAACGTCGGCAATCAGGAAAAAGGCTTTCACATGTTACAGGATCAAGCGTTTTAGGATCATAGAAACCTTTAGGAAAAGCTTTTGATGCTCTAATCCAATGGAGAACAAACCCACTACAGCCCCACAAAGTATCTCCGTCTGAATATATAAGCGTCAATGCAGGGTGTCTGCCATATTCTTTTTTAGGTGCGCAAGCTTGCCCAACCCAATGTGCCAGAGTTTTGTTTTTCTTTAGAGGTTCATGTCGGAAAAAGCTATAAAGCTTGGCTAGGTCCTTTTCTCTGATCTCATTCAATCTGTTTTCTTCTTTAAGATTCATAAAGCTTCTGATTATTTCAAAGGCTTCATCTTTTGAGGGCTTTTTCCGGAGTCCATGAGAGATGTTTATGATTTTTTGATATGTGGTTCCCTTCCAGTCTTCCATCCTAGCTACATTTTCCATGTTGCTTTCTCCTTTTTAGAGTTCACTAGTGGACTTTTTCTCTGGTCTTGTAGAAATTATTAACTACTTTTATACACTAGATTATGCGCTATGTCAAGCACTATTTATTCAAGATGCGCTTGATAGCTAGGCACAAGCTGCTAGATGCAACCTGTTTTCCTTGGTAGTTTACTATCCATAATCCTTTCTTTTTCTTGATCTTCATGCTTTAACCTCCTTTGCTAAAGTTTAAGCGCTTCCCATCTTTTAGCCTTGGAGTTATACAGAGACTATAAAACTTCTGTATAACTCCAAGTAAAAGATAGGCTTTAGGCTACCTTTCCTGCCTTTAGTAGGGCCATCTTATCCAGTCCCAGAACCATAGATAAGGCGTCTATTCTGCCCTCGTGAAAGCTTTTGTAGTCTGTGTCTTCACCGCACTGGACGTATTCTTCCAGACTGTCTTTCAGATCGTCTAACACGTCCTGTACGCTTGCCTGTATCCGATAGGCAGGAACAAGAGTAGCAGGGTGGTCTGGACTCTTCTTCTTTTCAGGTTCACTAGTGGCCTTTTCTTCTTTAGACTTTGCAGGACTTTCAGCAGGACTTTCAGCAGGACTTTCTCCGGACTTTGCAGGACTTTCAGCAGGGCTTTCAGTAATAATGCTCCCTGTGGCGATCATAGATGGGAGTATCTCGTTTTGATCTTTGTGGTTTGCAAAGGCTTTAACCAGAGCGCCTAGCATTTTAAGCGTGATCTTCTTTTCTGCCAAGGCTTCACGGACTGCCGGAGATGCTTTACCTATTGCAAAAATTTCAAAAACATGTCCTTTGCTCTTGCCAAGTCTTGCTTGGATCTGCTTCTTTTGCATCCCTGCTTTTTCAAGGCGAGAGTAAGCTTCAAAGAGTTCAAGCGAGGTCAAGCGCCTTCCTTCATTGGACAATACGGCGCGCACTAGAGCCTCTTGATCTGAAGGTTTGGCAATCATATTGACAGGTATCTGGTATTTTTTATCAATGTCTTTTGATAAGACAAGCTGACGGACTGCCCGATACCGTCTTTCTCCATCTACTAATGCAAGGTTTCCTTCCTCGTCCAGATACCCTGTTAAAGGTTGCAGGATGCCATTTACCTTGATTGATTCTTCAAGTTCTTTCTGGTCTGAAAAATCAACACGAGGGTTGAAGCCTTCAAGGATTGTAATGTCTTCAAGAGTTACTTGGATAATCCCTTTAAAGGACTTATCACATACAGGGCTTATCACGGTTTCAGGTTCACTAGTGGACTTTGTCATGGTCTTGATCTCCTTTTTAGCGGTCTTTGTGGTGGTCTTTTCAGCGGTCTTTGTGGGGGTCTTTGTCATGGTCTTGATCTCCTTTTCAGTGGTCTTTGTGGTGGTCTTTTCAGCGGTCTTTGTCATGGTCTTTGCTCCTTGCTTATGGGTTAGTTGAAGGTGTTGCGGACTCGCTTTGTAGTGGGCTTTGCTGACCTTGATCAGGTTGCGCTTACTCTTTCCGTCCGTGTTAAGGATCGTTATACGCTTGTGGTTTCGGAGAGTCAAGCGAATTTTGAAAAAAAATAGGCGATCTTTCAAAAAACTTTGTGAGCCTTTCCTTCCTTCCCTTCTCTATAGGTCTTCCCCAGGTCCACTAGTGACCTCTATCTTCTTCAAGCCCTTCACAAGGTGGGTGTCGCAAGTGTCGCGGAAGCGCTGGACTAGTCATCCAGTGGATCGAGCGCAAGCACCCTATATATAAGGGCGGCAACCGCGACGAGAAGCGTGTAAACAATAATGGTTAGCGTTAAGGGCAGTCGACGAGCAGGGGCACGGGGGAAGCCGGACCCATCCATACTAGACATACCCTCTCATATAATTTCTCAAAAAATCCTCAACACCCTCTCCCACCCTCTGCATTCTCTACACCTTCTCTACACTTCCTCTACACTTCCTCTACACTTCCTCTACACCTATAAAGAACCCTCCCACACCTTTTGTGGACATGAAAGGGTTCTTCACATCACCTTCTAACTCTTCCCATCAAAACTCTACCTACTAAGGGCTTAGCCACGCAATGCTCTAAGAACACCCTTAGTTCCTCGTCCAGCACACGTCCTTTATGATCTTGTTCTGCCCTGTCTCTATCCTGGGCCATAGCTTCTACCCAATAGGCTACAGCCATAGCTAAAGCGTCCAACCTATCATCGTGTACTAGTGAACCTCTGTCCTTGGTAACTCTAGTCATTTGATAGAACAGACTATACTTCAGCTTCTTATCTTCCTCTAGCTTGTCTGGCGTAAGGTCATCCTTGACCACCTGTTCATTGATAACCAGTCTATGAGAGTTCATTAAAGGTTCTAGGGTGTCAATGATTCTCTTCTCCTTTTGGATATTGTGCCTCACCTCTTCCAAGACACAAGGGTGAAACTGTTGGAGTACAGGAGAGAATATCTTACAGAACATACCGTCCCCAAAGTTCGACTCAACTACAATGTGGTTTACATCGAAGGCTTGGGCTTTCCTAGCTAGTGTAATCAAGTTCTCGTCAATATAACCACCTTGCAGCCCACCTATGTCCATAACATATAGAGTACCATGAAGCTGATTTACAATAGCATAAGCCAGTTCGTCTTTACCTCTACCACTAGGGTCTATAGCCAACACGCTTCCTTTATACTGAACCCATTCAGGATCGGTAAACAAGGGCCTATACCACCTGTCACCAGTGAAGCCTATGTTTGGCAGTGTCTTGATCTGCTGTTCGTGTCCACTAGCCCACTGAATTAAAGCAGGAGCCTTGCGAGGATGCAGAGGAAATACAATCAGATCAGATAACTTTAGTGGATACCTTTCTGCATCACTCAAGCTAGCATTGAGCATAAACTGTAAGGCAAAGCCTGACTTCCCATAACTAGCCTCACGCTCTTGTAAATCCCTATCTGTAAACCTCTGTGGATCAATCGAATGCCCTATGAGTGTTTCGTCAGCTTCAACAGCTTTAAGGATGCTAGGAGCTAGGGCATCCCCATACACTCTCACCCTTTCTTCTTTTGTAGGGTATCTTACAGGCCATATACGACAATCATATCCCCGTTGCCGTAGCTTAGTATAAACTGTTTCTTCGGTCTGTGGTGTCCCCAGAAACTTGATCTTACCAATTTCGGGAACAATGATAGCCTCAAATTCAGAGACAGTCTTCAACAGCTTGTCCCTCATATCTTCGGTCATGGAGTTACTAGGTACTTCCACGTCATCGGCTATGATCTCGGTAGCTCGTCCACCTGTAAGCTGTGACGTGATGCCTTTGGACACCACCGAGGGAGCATGAGCATTCCTAGCTGGTCCTACATCGAACCCGTCTTTACGCTTACGCCCGTCTCCTGTAGATCGTAGGTGTTCCAGTAAAGGCATCTCATTGATCAAGCGTTGTGTGAAAGTAGAAAAATCATCAGCCCGGACCTTGCTAGCAGATACCACCATAACCCTGTGCTGTGGGTCGCAAAAGAGTCTCCACACAACATAGGCACTGGTGATCCAGCTTTTTCCCACTCCTCGAAACCCTTCAATAATACTCCGTTTAGGGCCGTGTTGAAGATACCAAGCTATGTCGTACTGTACCGGAGTAGGCTCTGGCAGCTTGAGGTGCTTCCATACCAGAAATAGAAAAACACGAAAGTCTGCAATGATGAAGGCCACAAGTGTAGGTAAATCCTTTGCACTTGTGGCCTTTTCTTGAATACTCTTCTGAAGAGGTGTCCGCTGTTCTTCTATTTTAAGCTCTTCAGTGTAAGTAGCTATTACTGCCTCCTATTATCAAAGTCAGGTTCAATGATCTCAATACTTATCACCCCATCCTTTGAGTTCACTAGTGGACTTTCTTCACTATCCTGTAGAGTCTCTATCAAAGCTTCAAGGGACTTTTTACCATCCTTCATCTCTATCCGTACCCCGTTATCCCGCAAAAGCTTGATAGCATTACCTACATCAGTAGGGGCAGCGTTGCCTTCTTTAATCTTGGTGATCAGGTCGTTTACAGTGGTCATCCAAAGATCATCTAAAAGGTCTTCCATAAGAGTAGGATTAAGCTTCATTCCCATTTCTCCTCTTTTCCTGAAAATTGCAAAACTCAACGTACAGTCTCATAGCCAACAACACGAGAGAACCCATCATCAGCACCGCACTGCCCACACCTCCCCAGTTGATTGATACAAAGAAGGCTGTGGCACTTGTGAGGTACGAACACATACCTTCAAGAGCATTACGCATCATTCTCCTCCAATGTAGGCCAGGGACAGGCAGGATCATCAGGCCCATTCCAAGGAAAGCCGGGGTGATCGGTGATGTCTCGGAGTGCCTGACGGTAGGCACGGAGTTCAGAAGTGTTATGGGGGCTGTCCGGGAGTACTTTCCAGTCACAATTACGAAGTAGGTCGTCACGCCGTGTGCGTATCTGCTCTTCATAAGTCGGAGGGGCGGGCACCATCTCAGCCAATAATGTTTCAGCCTGTGCAAAGAGAGCTAGAACAGGTGTAGC